ACTAAAGCTACAGAATTACTTGTTTTACCTGTTAATTTTTCACCAACTATTAAATCAGAATTATCTCCACTTGGACCAGAGAATCCAGTCATTACAAGAGATGGTAAATTTGGATCACTAGTATTCTCTGACTCAAAAACACCTAATAATGAACATGCATCAGGAATATTAAGAGAAATTTGATTATCTTGTACTCTTGTTCCATATACTCTACTATAAGTTAAACCATCATCTAATGTATTTGTTCCAACTCCAGATGATACATCTTTAGAACGACTAACAATTAAAACATTTGCTTCATTTAATTTTTTCTGTTTATTTACAATTTTTGATTTAAGAACTGTTGCAAATAAATTTGCTTTACCAGTAGCCTTACTTAAAGCTACAAAAGTAACAGTCTTTTTGTCATCAGAAATTGTTACTTGATCTGATGTTAATGGTTCAATAGATCCATCATCATAAGAAAGGAAGTATCTTTCTTCATCAAATGGTTGGAAATAAAGATCCTTTCCTGCTGTAGGAGTTGTAAATTGACTATTTGCTATAGAAATATCAGAATATTGTTTTCTAATATTAATAGTCGTATTAGTTACATCTAAACTTTCAATACCAGAATGAGCTACAGGAGTTAATAAACTGTTATCTCCTATATCAAAACTTGTTTTACGAATAAGAAGATCATTTACGGGAATTGATGTATTTGTTCCAATACAAACACCACTAACAGTTGGTATTCCAACAATATCAATTTCATTTCCTGTAACATTTATTTTATCAATTCTATTAAATCGAGGAGTAGTTTCACCAGGAATTGAGTAACTAATAATATTATTTGCAGTTATAAGTCCAACAAAATTATCTCCAGATCCTGTAATTTTTCCTGTATTTCCACCAGTATAAGTTAATTTAAGATTACTTGATGATACATTAGTAAGTTTATCTCCATCATCTAAAACTACATCAGCACTAAAAGTAGAAACACCAACAGCACTCTTTAAAGATTTAACATCATTAAATGTATAAGTACTTACTTTCTTAAAAATTCTACCATCTTCAATACCATTGATTATAAGTTTTTCATCTTTTAAGAAAGTTCCACTTACATCAATCATCTTAAAACTAGTTACATTTGTTCCATTTCCAGAATAAACATATCCAGTAGCACCACTTCTTTTACCCTGTATATAATCTGAAGATGATAGTGATGTAATTGCACTAGAAACCTGAACATCTGTAAGAGTTTTTATATCAAATAATCTTATTTCATATTCAGTAGTTGCATCCTCATAACTGGATGATTGTGATTTAAAATCATATAATCTAGCTTGACCAATTTCAGTACCAGCACTATTATCACTCTTTCTTCTTGACATCAAACTAACAACCGCAGTTGTTCCAATTCCTAAACTTGGAGAACCAAAAACATTATTTAAAAATAAAGGATCTCCTGTAGAATAACTAACAGCA